ACGAAACTTGAATTGGTGCTGGAGAAGCTCCAAACTTTACCCTATTTCCAACAACAACTTTTACTTCAAAAGTTCCCCAAAGATGAGCAAGAAGCCATCGCAGAAATTCTGGATGAGTTGAATACCCGCAAGTTGCGTACCCTAGCGTCTGATGACTTCATGGTGTTCATCAGGGAGATGTGGCCTAACTTCATTCACGGTCGGCATCACGAGAAAATGGCCAAAGCGTTTGAGCGAGTGGCTCGGGGCGAGTGTAAGCGCCTCATTATTAACATGCCGCCACGGCATACCAAGTCAGAATTCGCCTCGTATCTGCTACCAGCGTGGTTTTTTGGCAAGTTTCCGGGCAAAAAGATCATCCAGACCAGCCACACTGCCGAGTTGGCGGTGGGTTTTGGCCGAAAAGTACGTAACTTGGTGGACTCTGCTAACTATAAGCGGATATTTCCGGCCCTAGACTTGCAGTCAGACAGCAAAGCGGCGGGTCGTTGGGCGACAAACTTCGGCGGAGAGTACTTCGCTATCGGTATTGGCGGTGCTGTGACCGGTAAAGGTGCGGATATTCTGATTATTGACGACCCGCACTCGGAGCAAGAGGCCGCAATGGCCCAGTCCAACCCAGAAATCTACGATAAGACGTATGAGTGGTACACATCTGGCCCTCGTCAGCGTCTCCAGCCGGGTGGCTCTATCGTGATGGTGATGACTAGGTGGTCTAAACGGGACTTAACGGGTCAAGTGATCAAGGCTGCGGCCCAAAGGTCGGGCGAAGAGTGGGAAGTGATCGAGTTTCCTGCCATTTTGCCCTCGGGTAAACCCTTATGGCCTGAGTTTTGGTCGCTCAAGGAGTTGTCAGCCCTCAAAGAAGAACTTCCTAACGCCAAATGGCAAGCGCAGTACATGCAGTCGCCCACATCGGACGTGTCTGCCATTGTCAAGCGTGAATGGTGGAAGATTTGGGAGCATGATAACCCGCCTTCGTGCGAATTTATCATTCAGTCTTGGGATACGGCGTTCTTAAAGACAGAACGGGCCGATTACTCTGCATGTACGACATGGGGTGTGTTCTATAAAGACGATGATCTGGGTGTAAACCGGGCAAATATCATATTGCTCAACGCGTTCAAGAAACGCATGGAGTTTCCAGAACTCAAACAGCGGGCGTTTGAAGAATACAAAGAATGGGAAGTGGACTCACTGATTGTTGAGGCCAAGGCGGCAGGTTCGCCCCTGATATTTGAACTGCGGGCGATGGGAATTCCAGTGCAGGAGTTCACACCGAGCAAAGGTAACGATAAAATTGCGCGGCTAAACGCAGTGGCCGATATGTTTGCATCCGGACACGTTTGGGTGCCTAATACGCACTGGGCAGAAGAATTGGTTGAAGAGGTCGCATCGTTCCCGTCAGGTGAACATGATGACTTGGTGGACTCAATGACTCAGGCATTACTGCGTTACAGGCGCGGTGGCTTTATTCAATTGGCGTCTGATGAGGAAGATGAACCGAAGTCTTTCCGCAGGAAAGAACCGTATTATTAAGGATGAAACATGGCTATTGAGAAGTCACTATATGCAGCGCCACAAGGCTTGGAAGAACTTGCCGCGATGGATCAAGCATCTCCTCAGATTGAGATCGAGATTGAAGACCCAGAGTCCGTAACCATTGGTGTAGATGGTATGGAGATTGAAATTGTCCCTGATAAAGATTCAGAAGATGACTTCAATGCCAACTTGGCTGAGTTCATTGGTGAAGATGTCTTGCAAAGTCTTGCTGAAGAGTTGATCAGTGACTATGACGAAGATGTAGCCAGTCGCAAAGATTGGATGCAGACTTACGTTGACGGCTTAGAACTTCTAGGTATGAAGATTGAAGAACGCACAGAACCTTGGGAAGGTGCGTGTGGTGTGTTCCACCCCATGTTGTCTGAAGCTCTGGTGAAGTTCCAGTCAGAAACAATGATGGCAACGTTCCCTGCGGCTGGGCCAGTCAAGACCCAGATCATTGGCAAAGAAACACCTGCTAAGAAAGAGTCTGCACAGCGTGTGGCAGACGACATGAACTACCAACTCACTGATGTGATGAAGGAATACAGGCCAGAGCATGAGCGCATGTTGTGGGGCTTGGGTCTGTCTGGTAATGCGTTCAAGAAGGTGTACTTTGATCCATCGCTTGATCGTCAGGTGTCGTTCTTCGTTCCTGCGGAAGACATCGTTGTGCCTTACGGCGCAAGTAACTTGGAGTCCTCACCACGTATTACTCATGTGATGCGTAAGACTGAGAACGAGTTGCGCAAGTTGCAGGTTGCGGGCTTTTACATGGACGTGGACTTGGGCACACCTGATAACGTGCTCGATGAAGTTGAGAAGAAGATCGCAGAGAAGATGGGCTTCAGAGCTACTGCCGATGATCGCTTCAAACTCTTGGAGATGAACGTAGACCTTGACTTGGAAGGCTATGAGCACAAGGACAAGAAGGGTGAGAAGACTGGCATCGCACTGCCGTACGTTGTCACTATTGAAAAGGGAACCAGCAACGTGCTGGCCATTCGTCGCAACTGGGAGCCAGATGATGAGACCTACACAAAACGACAGCACTTTGTCCATTATGGTTACGTTCCGGGATTTGGTTTTTACTGCTTTGGCCTCATTCACCTCATTGGGGCTTTTGCTAAGTCAGGCACTTCTCTTATTCGTCAGCTTGTCGATGCTGGTACTTTAAGTAACCTACCCGGTGGCTTCAAGACTCGCGGCATGCGTGTCAAGGGAGACGACACTCCAATTGCTCCGGGTGAGTGGCGTGATGCAGATGTGGCAAGCGGCACACTGAAAGACAACTTACTGCCCCTGCCGTACAAAGAGCCTAGCCAAACATTGATGGCTTTGCTTGGTCAGATTGTTGAAGAAGGCAGACGCTTCGCTAATACGGCTGATCTAACACTCAGTGATATGAGTGCGCAAGCGCCTGTAGGTACTACCTTGGCGATCTTAGAGAGAACGCTGAAGAATATGTCTGCCATTCAGGCACGTGTTCACTACTCGATGAAGCAAGAGTTGGGTTTGTTGAAGCACATCATCGCTGAGTACACACCAGACGACTACGACTATCAGCCAAGCGAAGGCAGTCGCAAGGCCAAGAAGTCTGACTACGACGATGTTGATGTCATACCTGTCAGCGATCCTAATGCGTCAACAATGGCGCAAAAGATTGTGCAGTATCAGGCTGTGTTACAGCTTGCCCAAGGTGCGCCTCAACTTTATAACTTGCCACTCTTGCACCGTCAGATGCTTGAGGTGTTGGGTATCAAAGATGCGCAAAAACTTGTGCCGATGGACGATGACCAGAAGCCCACTGACCCAGTGTCAGAGAATCAGAATGTGCTCAAAGGCAAGCCGGTCAAAGCGTTCCTGTCGCAAGATCATAAGGCTCACATCGTTGTGCACATGGCCGCGATGCAAGACCCCAAGATTCAGGCACTCTTGCAACAGAACCCGATGGCGCAAGCTATGCAGTCAGCCATGATGTCTCACATCAACGAGCACTTGGGCTTTGAGTATCGCAAGCAGATTGAAGAGACATTGGGTATGCAGTTGCCAGCGCAGCTAGACGAGTCTGGTGAAGAAGTTCAGATGTCTCCAGAAGTGGAAGCACGTCTGTCTCCGATGTTGGCACAAGCCGCACAGCAGTTGCTCCAGAAAAATCAGCAGGAAGCACAGCAGGCTCAAGCGCAACAACAAGCGCAAGATCCGATTGTGCAAATGCAGATGCAAGAGTTGCAACTCAAGGCGCAAGAAAACCAGCGTAAAACTGCTAAAGACCAAGCCGACAACGCCATCAAAGCGGCGCAGTTGCAGGTCGAACGTGATCGCATCCAGACACAGCAGTCCACTGATGACAAGCGCATCAAGTTGGATGCAGTGAAGATGGCCGCGCAAATGCAGGAAGACAAACAACGCCACATGATGGACAAGGGCGTTGATATCTTGAAGCAACTCTCTAACAAGAGTCATGAAGAGCAACTGCGGGCAATGCAGGAGCGCATCCAGATGAGGCAAAAACAACCTAAAGGTGAATGATGAACGCATTTGAAGTTCTTATCCAACAAGCGGATGAGAAGATTGATCAGCTCAAGGACTTTTTGGCCGAGGGCAAGGCCGAGTCCTTTGAGGATTACAAGAAACTGTGTGGTGAGGTTCGTGGTCTACTCATCATGCGGGGATACACCCTAGACCTGAAACAACGATTGGAGACTTCGGATGACTAGTT